TTTAACTTCTTCAACTTGTACTTCTTCTACATTTGGAAAATCAACTTCAGGTATTTCTACTACTGGAATGTCTATATTTGGTATAATTACCTCAGGTATTTCCACTACTGGAATGTCAATTTCAGGCTCTACTGTAATTTCAGTTTCCTGTGTATCTGGGTCAAAAGCCTCTGCAAACCCAGCAGCTTCTGCGATACGGTCTGCTTCTTCAAAAGCTTGTAATATAGCAGGTTGTAGTTCTGCCAATTCATCATAAAAACTACCTAATGTATTAATAATATTTGTTTGTAGTTCTTCAGCTGTTATCTCGCCTCTTGCATACTGTTCACCTAGTACCTTAGTAGCATTATTTAATTCATTAAGGTATGGCTGTAGAAAAGCAAACTCTAAAGCGTCCCGAGTAAACTTTTCTATCATGTCTGAAAATGAGGATTCTAAAGCCTTCATAGCATCATCCCCACTTTCAAACATAGTTTGAAAGGCTTGTGTTATTTCATCTCCAAGTCCACCAAAAATACCAGATATATACTCTCCAAACTGAGCATAAGTTTGTTCCAATAAATCAGTAGTTTCCAATAAACTTTCCAATTGCGCCCTTAATACCTCATCTATTAATTCTGAATCCAACAATACTTGTAAGGCTGCTTTATCCACCCTACCATAATCATCTACAAGGTCATTTAATAACTCACTTAATATATCGTAACTTTGCGCAAGACCAGTAGCGGCAAACGCAGAAACCAACGTTTGAATATCTTCAATATCTGAAAGGATGTTAGATTGCAGGTCTAAAGCCTCATTATACGCTTGTAATCCACTAAGAGCGGTTCCCCATCTATCTTGAGAAAACAACTCATTTCCTTCTCTATATAATGAATTTTGCTTTATTAACTCTACATTGACCTCCTGCACTCTTCTTAATTCTTCTGCATAAGCTTTTTTCCTAGCTTCTATATTGTTTTTAAATAAGCCTGATATTACATTAATTATCTGCATAGTAGCAGATATAATAGCTAAAATAGCACTTGCTTTTTCTAATGTCTTTGTTGCAGCGTTTAATGCTTTAAAAGCCGTTATCATATTTAATACACCACTTGCTGTTTTAGTTATAGATACCAAAACTTGTCTAGTAACTTCATCTAATCCCTCAAATGAATTTGCTAAATCATTAACTAATTGGTTAACCCCATTAATTATTTCTAAGGTGTCTTTCCAAGTTTGAGGGCTTTCTTTTTCTTTATCAACTAATTCAGTTATTTTTCCTTTTAATATATCAATTTCTCTTTGATATACAAGAACTTGCTCAGGGTCTAAACCTTCCGTATTTAATGCTAAAGTAACCTTATCTAATTCAGCATTTAATGCAGAAATACCTTCTTTTGCAATTGATGGTAAATCTTCCGAAACCCATTTTTGGAATACTGCATTTTGTGAAAGGATAGAAGCATCAAGTTTTTTCAGCTCATTTTGTAATGCCTTTTCAGCCTGTTGTGCTTGTGCTGTATAACCAGCAGAACGTAATGATAGTATCTTTTCATTATATTCTTTTTCTATTACAGCTCTTTTTTGGGAGTAAGTCCTGTAAGCCTCTTCTAATTCCTTCAAATCCTGCTTTGTCTTTGCAAAAAGTTCTTCTGCAGCCTTTTGTTCCAAAATAGTATTTTGAAGCGTTACAACATCTATTTCACGTTTAATTACAGTTTGTTTCTTTGCATCCTTTTCTTGCGCTAATAATTTTTGAAGGAAATCTAAGTAATTAGTACCTTGTTTAGTTAATCCTTCATATTCTTTTTGTACTATTTCTAACCTTTCACCTGTAAGCCCTTCTATATCCTTATTATAATTTTCATACGCTTTTTTCTGTTCTGAAAGTAATTTTTTAAAGTTTTTTAAAGCGTCTTTTATAACCTTTGAACTGGCTCCAGTTTTTGAACGATTCTGGGCAAGTGCTATTTCTTGATTTGCTTCCTCTGTAGTAATTTTCAATAACTCTTCCCTAACTTTAATTAATTTCTTTTCTTCTTCTGCTTTATTTTTTGCACTAGTCTCAGCTATTTTTCTATAAGCTTCCTCTTTATTAAAGCCGGATTCTATAATATCATTTAAAGTCTCAAAGAAATTAGTAGATTCTTTTACACTTTGCCGTTTAATATCTATTATTTTCTTTTCAATTTCTACTAATTTCTCAGTAGCTGCCTGAACCTTAGCTTGCTTTAATAGGGCTTCTGTATAATCTTCTGTAGCTTTTTTTGCCTCTTCTGTATTAATAGACTGTAAAGTCAGATTCCCTAAATACTCTGGAGAAATTTCATTTAATTGACGAACCGCTTCTTGGCGGGCTTCTAAACTAGCTGTTTCATCTCTAGCAATAGCTAGTAACTGATTAAGTGTAACTTGTTGTTGTGCTACAGATTTTTCTGCTTTCTTATTAACATCTATTAATTCATTCTGAACATAAGTAGCATCAGATATCTCACTAGTAAATTTTTGTATTAATGGAATAGCTAATGTTAATCCAGTGACTATTAAACCAATAGGATTTGCAGCAAAAGCAACCTTCAATTTTTTCATTGAATTTGCCATTAATACATTAACAGCAGAAACTTGTTTCCCTGCTCTTGCGCTTGCTAATTGCGCCCTTGTGTTTAATGCAGTTAATGCAGTATTTATCTTTTGGATTTGATTCATTATCAATAGACCAGCCTTCCAGGCAGTTATCGCCGTAACTAAGATACCAATAACCTGCGCCCCATCTTTTACATTCTCGATAAAATTACGAATATCTTCTTCAGATAATGAATTAAGAAACTCTTGAATCTCAGCAATAAACGGCTGTAAACCTTCAGTAATTACACCACCTATTGTTTCCTGTACATCACCTATTGAATTGCTTAATTGAGTAAAACCCCCGTCCGCTTTAGCTGCCGCTTCTGCACTTCCCCCATACTGAGTTTCTAATTCATCAAGTATTACAGTTTGTGCCTCTGCTAGACGGCCTGTTTCTGCAAGGGTCTTAATTAATTTCTTTTGCTCTTCTGAAAATTGAATACCCGAACGACTTAATGCAGATAAATTGGCCACTGGGTCATTCAATGCTTTTCCTAATTGAATAGAAGACGATTTTAAGTCACCCCCTAATCGGGTAGCTAAGTCTAATGCTACTTTTTGAGTTCTGGTAAACTGCTCATCAGCTATATTAGTAAATGTCAATAATTGAGCGGTTGCATCTTGTAGGATTTCCTCATCTCCAAATAGTGTAGTTTTTTGTAAGTCAGATGCCCCTTTTTGTAGTTCTTCAAAGGTTAATCCAGCAGCGTTTCCAGTTGATTTTAAACCTTGTTCTACTTGTGCGAGTGCTTTTTGCTGTTGCCTGTAAAGGTTAACACTATCCTTTCCAAATCGAACTATTTGAGCAACGCTAAAAGCAGCGCCTACAGATGCAGCAAGATTAGTAAAGGATTTAGCCATAGCATCATTACCCTTTTCAACCGTACCTGTAAACCTATTATATTGAGCATTTAATTTTTTTAAATCCTGCTCTAATCCTTTATCGATTCCGCTTTCAATGAATAGTCCTGGCATATGTTTTTATCTTAAAGCTGAAGCTATTATTGCTAATTCGTCTTCAACTGTTTTTGGTTCTTCTTTTTTATTCTTTTTATTCTTTTTATCGTAATCAATCTGTGGGGCATCAAGCATCCCTAATACAAATTGAATATATGGCAATTTTAATATTTCTTTTGGACTTAAGCCTGTCCGTTCTTGATAAGAAAATATCTTACCTAAGATTGTGTTACCTCCTTTGACAGTGTATTTGTTTTCATTAGTATCAATTTCCAATAGCTCAAAAAAAAAGCGGGTTCATTTAATTTGGTAATTGTAAGGTAAAGATTAAGAATATGATAATGACTGCACCGCTTAACTTTATATTTCAATAGAATATTGAACAAAACCCCCAAAAACCTGCCGTTTACCAAAGCTTTAACACAGTATTGGTTAATTAGTGGTATTACTTTTTCTAATAGCTTAGAATCGTAGAAATCATCTAATTTAATTTCATCTGGATGTGTAGCTCTTATTTGCTCACGTATTTTACAAAGTTGAATATGTGTACCCGTTGTAATAAAGCGAAGGTAAAAGGGGAAAACCCCTAATACCTTAAAGCCTTTTAGTAACTTTTTTTCATTAGTTGCAATATCCGCTATATCTAATTGTAAATTACTCATTAAGCTGCTTCAGTTACTGTAACAGTCCATGTTTGAGATGTACCATTAGCAGATTCAACTTCATAGGTTAACGCTCCTGTAAAGTCTCTACTTTCACCACTAGCAGGGTCTAAAGAAGCCCCTAAACTAACACCAATAGTCGGTGCTAATGCGGTTAAACCAGTTCCATTTGCTACTTCTGCAACTACTGTATGTGCCCCTGGTGTAATAGTAGCGGCACCTGTCAATACACTAACACCACTTACAAGGATATCAAATGAAGTAATATCATTCTCATCAGCAAGTTTCAAAACGTCATAACTATATGAAGGCGTATTTACTTTTTCTGGTAATAATACCGTCCCATTCATTTGGTAGTAATGTAAATCATCATCATTAACAGTTGGATACCCATCAAACGATACACGTGGCATTTCAAATAGGATGTTATTATCTGTTAAAAATCGAATAGATTTCTCAATACCTACGTTTTCATTTTCAGGAGCTTCATATTTAGTACTAGTAGCATCATCAGTAACTGTACCACCTGTAAAAGCAGCGATTACACTAGGTGTAAGGTCTGCCAACTGAAAATTCATTGTCTTATCACCTTTCAGTGTTGAACTTTCCAGAATGCTTCCTAATACGTTCTTATAATTGGTTACATCGGCATCGGAGCCATTAAATTGTACTGTTGCTTCCCGTTGCCCAATCTGAACCTCATTCCAATCTGAACCTACACCACCATCAGTAGCTACAGTAGCAAACCAGAATTTTTTGATTTTTATACTTGTTTTAATTGCCATTTTTCTAATTTGTTAATTTAAAATTCATTTTTAATATAATAAAGTACTCTTCAAACTCCTCTACTTTTTCGGGATAGATTTCACGGCTTTGTACATCAAAGAAATAACCTGTTGTATTTACTAAAGTCTCTGATAAAGGGATGTATAAATTCTCAATATATTGTCCTCGTTCCATATCCTCATAATACGTATTGTTTATAAAGAGATTCTTATAAAACGTTTTAATATAAATAGCCCCGTCAGTAACAAATTTAGCGTTATTACCAGAAATAAGACTGATAATAGTGTCCTCTAATTGACTATCTGTTGGCCTTGTTTTCTTATAAATAGCTCCTGTTAAATTAGAAGTGGAAAAAGACGTATTAACAATCGCATAAATATCATTTAATATTTCATTTGTTGTTTTCATTAAATCTTTTTCTTTAACTTATTTAACATTTTTGTCAAATCAGAACGCATTTTTAATTCTGTTTTCTTTAATACATTTAAACCGTGGTAATTTTCTACATAAGTGGCATACTCCATACCTGCGACTAATATAATTACATATCCTGTTGAAAAATCACCTATTAAAGAATTTATAAAACCAAGCCCTGTACTTGTACCTTCTTGTTTACCCGTAAAACCCTTATATGTAACCGGTTTACCATCCTTCAAAACTACGCCTCCTATTGAGGATTTTAAGTTAGCTGTTTGGTCTTTATACCCAGCACTAAGTTTTGCATGATTTTGTAATTGTGCTACGAGAATTTCTAATTCACGAATAAGTGCAGCTTCTACTTTTCTCCCAAAATTAAGGATATACTTTGAAACTTCCTGCTTATTTTTTATTCGAAATCTCATACAACTACTTTTATATTACTCATTAATGCCGAGTGGTACCTACTTTGAACCTGATAAATACCTAGATAATTAGCAGATAAATCTATTAATTGGACTTCAGTGATAGAATCAACATCAATTGTATCAGGTATAATAGAGTTGTCAATTACAATACTATACGCAGCTTGTTTATATTGTCCCTCTACATAAGATTCATATTTATTAACAACAGGTTTTATATTACATGCAAAGTAATCACTAGGGGTTTTAGTTGCTGCGATTGGATTACCCTGCGCATCAAACCCGCCCCCAGTCTCTACTATAAATGATATATAACCTGTATTAACCATTAAAATCCTCCCCTATAAAACCATAAGTAAACCCCGTAAATTTCGGATCATCATATTCCTTATAAATTGCATTAGCCAATCCTAGAAGCTGCTTCTTAATTTCCGGCGCATTATTAATACCCACATCCTGTTCTACTATATTTGGATGATTTGCTAAATAAAAGTAAGTATCAGCAGTAGCCAATTGGTAGCCCTCGGAGCTACCAATTGTTTTTGTATAATCTGCTGTACTTGTTAAATCCCTATCTATACAAATAACCTCAATATACGTATCTGAAATAGGGTATGTATTAATTGCTTGTAAAGCTTCTAAGATTGTCATATCAATTTTTTTTACCAGGCTACTGCATCAATTTTCAAATAGAAATTATCTGCATATGTATCAACTACAGGGAATGCACGCCCTTTCCCATATATTTTGGCATAAGACGGGTCAATTTGCGTATAGTTACCTACTAAGAAGAAATTTTCATACACTTCACGAGTGCCATCTATAATCGGAATACGATTCCATTCAAAGTGACCTAACACTACATCCTCAGCAAAAACAGCTACACCATCAGCAAAAGGATTTGCAGTTGTCTTAACATCTTGCAAACTTGCACGAGTTACTTTCTCGTTAATAACCTCAAATCGAACTTCATCATCAAAATACTGCGAAAGCATGCTATTAATTTGTTCTAAATTTGGATTATTGTCAGCACCTATCAAGCTACCTACTAAGGTGATAGTTTGGTTTTTAATTTGGTCGTTTTGACGGACGTAATTAAACCATTTTTTGTTAATATAAATTACCTTATATTGCTTTGCGTAAGTGTCACCTAAATCCAAAGCTGACTGAATATCATCCAAAATCAAAGCAGCTGAATTAGCCCATGAGGTTGCTACATCGTCCTTTTGCCATGCTACAACAGGGTATTCCATTGCAGTAATGCCTTGCATATAAGGTGAATTTGCAGCTAAAAAGCTATATTCACATGCGTTAGATACTAAAGACCAATCCATATAACTCATTTGAGCCGTCATAGATTGTCTTACCTTTCCTAAATCATCCCCATAAAAGTTTAACAAAGCATTGGCTGATGCCTGGTCTTGCAATTGGGCAAAATCAGCTTTAAGATTGTTATACTTTTCAATTTCATCAGCAGTCCACTCATACCCTTTTCCAAAAGTTGTCATTTCACCAATGACATCCTTATAACCAGGGCGACCTGATACCGGGATTGTAGAATTTAGGGACATATGGTCAGCAGCCTCATTATTAGGAGATGACGCATTTGAAATAGTCTTCCAAGTAGTTTTACCACTTGGTTTTAATGGAAACGCTTGTTCTGCCCGTGTTGGCAGGATAGGATTGTCATAGTACCATGCCATGACATCCTGTATTGATAGTATACTACCTATCGTTACTGGTTTATTTTTTGGCATCTTTCTAAATTTTTAAGATTAATAATTGATTTCTAAAATGCCAGCCATTTGTGCTAAGTACAATGGACCAATAACGTCAGCATATACATCAGCTCTAACTTGAGCATCTTTAATAAAAATTACCTGTGCAGCACTAGGTACTTCAAAGGCATCTTTTAGAATAACTTCAGCCGTATTGCTTAAAGCTCCGGCAGCGGCTCCAGTTGCACTTGATTGGTAGATAAAAATACCAGCCGTAGCCGCCTCAAGGGCAGTTCCTACAGTAATGCTAGATGTACCATCACCATTATCAGTAATATCTGTAATGGCATAAGCAGCACCACCTACAACTTGCATAAGGTATTCCCCTACTTTAAAATTATGTAGTTCTGAATCAACTACAAAAACAGTGGTAGTACTACCAGTCAGCAATTTTGCTTGTTTGCATACAGTCCTTTTCCCAGAGGAGGGAGCTGTCAGCGGGGTTGCCTCCTCTACTATTTGACCAGCTACCAGGTCAGCTATAGTAAGAGAAACGCCTCCCGGAACATCACTAACCCTGTTAATGATATTCTTTTTAGTGAGTTTATCACTATTACTTGTGATTTGTTGCATTTTCTTTTTCTTTTTGTTTGTTAACTAATTCCCTAGCTTTTTCAAGTTCAGGCGTTTGGCCTGTTTCTTTTGGGGGTTTTACTTCTGTGCTAGGAGCAAAAGTATTCAACCCTTGTTTTTTGGCAGCCTCTTTGAAAGCAGTCGTGCTGCCCTCTATTTCTGTCAAAAAGTCATTAAAAGAATCATCATTTTCGAACGTTGCAACTTTAAAGCTATTTTTTATTGGAGTGGCTAAGTACTCAGGAACACCCTCTAACTTTTTTGCTAATTGAGAAGCCCTGGTATTTGTAATTGTATCCTTTTCCATTCCCTCTACTTTAGCGTTGATGTTTTGAAGGCTCTCGGCTAATAGTCTGTTTTGCTCCATAAGAGCAGTTACATACTCAGGTTGTTCTTTTCCCCCATTAGCCTTTTTAGCAGCTTCATCAGCGGCTTTTTTCTTAGCTTCCTTTTCAGCTTTGTCCTTAGCTTCCTTTTCCTTTTTTTCTTGTGCCATTTTTACGGCCTCGGAAGCAATGTGCCTGATGTTACCTTCCAACTCATCAACAGCAGTTTTAGCGTTGTATGTGGCAAGTATTTCATCAGTTGTTATTAAAGTTTCAAGCGTTCTGGCTAGGGTTTCCAGCGTGCGGTCAGATACACTGCTATTTGCAGCTCTCTGCTCTTTTAATTTTTGAAAGATTTTCTCAAACATTTTTATTAATTTTTTAAATTTGTAAGTTTCTAAATGTAAAAGTATAAAAAAAAGTAATACGTGTAACTATTTGATACTAAATAATTTAATATCAGATTTTAAACTTTTTTTAAAACTTTATTTAAAATAATGTTTAAAAAGTTTGGTTTGTATGATATTTATATGTAATTTAGCATCATATTAATAAATTAAAAATTTGCAAAATGGAAACAAAATCAGAAATATTCACAGAAGCACACAAACTAGCAAAAACTTTTGAAGGTGATTATACTGCAAGATTTATCCTAGCTTTACAAATAATCAGAAATAATATAAACTTAAATGATATGGAATTAGCTAACTACATAATTAATAAAATGAATGATAGCTCCGATTGGAATGAAAAGTTTTATCAGAAAAATGATGGAACTGTTGAAATATATATTTCAGGAACAAAGCACGATGTTACTGAATTATGGAATAATGAATTAAATGCAAAAGGATATTTTGTAAGGAGCGATTTTGATGCAAAATTCAATCCTATGTTAAATGAAATGATTGATAATGAAT